TCAGCTCTTTCTTTAATTAATGCAGAGAATAGTTCCATTGCAGGAATAGTCTTTTTCTTAATACTATATGCTCTCTCGTATTTTTCATATAGTTCTTGGAATACTGCTGGGTCGCCAAAGTATGCTTCGTACAAGCCAGGCACATCGTGTGGCGAGAACAAAGTTATATCGCCTCCTGCTAACAATCTTTCATACATTGTTTTGTTAAGCTGAATTGAGTAATCTAACTTACGGACTCGATTGTCCTCAGTTCCTTTGTTGTTTTTTAATACAAGGATGTCTTGAATTTCGTAATGCCAAAAAGGAAAATGTGTAGTTGCACTTCCACCACGTACACCGTTTTGTGTACAACATCTAACTGTTGATTCAAATTTCTTTAGGAACGGAATTATTCCTGTGTGTGCTACTTCGCCGCCCCTAATTTTAGAATTGACTGCACGTATCCTACCAGCATTAATACCAATGCCTGCACGTTGCGCCGTATAGCGTCCAATAGCCATATCACTAGCAAAAATACTGTCAAGAGTATCGTCACTATCAACGAGCACACAACTTGCAAATTGGCGTACAGGGGTTCTGACTCCCGCCATAACTGGCGTTGGGATATTGATCTTAAAAAGGGAGGTCGCATCATAATATTTCCTTACATACTGTAATCGAGTTTCTTTAGGATACTCTGCAAACAATGTTGCAGCTATCATCATATACATATACTGAGGTGTTTCAAATAATTGATTGTTACTTCTATCTTGGCACAGGTACTTGTCTACTACTTGTCTCAGGCCAGCATAGGTAAAGTTTTCATCTCTAGAGTGCCTAATATAAGAGTCTAGTGTAGTAAGTTCTTCTCTCGTATAACAATCTAGTATTGCACGATCATATAATCCTCGGTCAATATTTTGCTCTATCATTTGAGACAATGGAATAGATTTATATTCTCCAAAGACTTCTTTATTAATACTGTAACTTAATAGACGTGCTGCCGCAAACTGATAGTTTACTGCTTCTAATGAAATTAGATCGTTTGCACTTCTAATTAAAACTTCTTGGATCTCTACAGTACTCATTCCGTCATAAAATTGCAAATTTGCATTCATTTCAATCTGTGAACTACTAACTCCTGCTAAACCTGAACATGCATGTTCCACTACAAAATGTATCTTATCAATGTTTAAATGTTCTTTACTTCCGTCTCGTTTAACGATCATAGTACCGTTGGACATATTTCTCTTCCTCTTCATTCTGTTTCTCTTGATTGTATGTGGTATTTATTTACTATAGTTGTGGCATAAAATAATTTCTTTCTATAACAATACTCTTAGGTAACTTGCTGATATGTATATAATTATCATTAAATCCTATCACGTTGCTATCAATTGAAAGCAAGTAATATGTTTCATGATTTTGTCGATCTACACCTATATGTATCTCAAATTCTTTGTCCTTAAAACTTTCAGTTAACTGTAAAGAATAGCACATTCCTAGTATTTTACAAAAACTACAGTATTGGTTTTCGTAAAGTAGTTCCCAAGGACTTGGCCAAGTTTCTTCATTATACGGATCTGTATGTATACTAACAATCGGTGCTTGTTGATAAAATCTAATAACATCTAATAATGCATCTGATGAGGTGTTTAAGTTTGATCGAAATACCTGCCAGTTAGAAAGTCTTTCTTCGTAGTTTTTATCAAACATTCATTAGCATATATGTTAAGATTGTTTATTAGTGACTTTAAAAGTCATCTTAGTTTGATCATCGCTAGGCATAGTGCTAGTGTAACTTATAGCTATCGTATCGTTTGTTGTATCTCCATCTTCATCTGTTTTATATACGTTAAACTTAATTGCTTCAAGGTATGATAATGTACCTGTAAAATGAAAGTCATCATTAAATTCGAGGTCACCGTCAACGCTGTTAACTGTGATATTTAATTTGCCACTTCTTGTTGAAGAATATGCAGCACTTGCTAACATGTAATCTACTTCAAAACTTTGATTTATATATGCTGGTAGTCTAATTATTTTAATTCCGGTACCAGCTCCAAGTGTGATACTGTGTCCTTCTTTCCAACTCCATACTCCGGAATTTTCTACTTCAGGATGATATACTTTACCCGTAAGGTTAGCTGGAGTATACGATAATTCTTTTGTTCTTGAAAAATAGTTTTCAGTTGAAGAGTTTCCAATAATAGTGTACTTAATTATAGAACAATTTGGATTAGCATCTGTTGATCCGTCATTCCCTACAAGAACAAAAGAGTTATGTGAACTAGTATTGTTTGTACCTTTATGAATTAAGATACCTTGCTTGTTAATACTATTAAACTCTGACTGAATAATTAAATTATTTACAGGGCCTGTTGATTGTCCAGTTGATGAAGCTCCAACTATCATATTAATACCAAAGATAATGCCGTATCCTAAATTGTTAAATTTGCAAGTTGTCCAAGTATTATTATTAATATCCCAATTACTCATTACTCCGTAACCATATCCTGTTACTTCAATTTTTTCAAACAAGTTTCCAGTTGTTTCTACTGACCCACTTAAACTGTTTAATTCAATTCCAATGTCTGACAAGTAGTCTGCCGGAATAGTATCTCCTGATGTCCAAGGACCTTCAATCTTTATATCTTTAAAAATACTGTCTCTGCAAGATTGTAGCACTAACCCTTTACTGCCTGCTATAGTTGTTTGTAATGTTAATCCTTCAAGTCTAATGTTTCTTGCTTGTAATATAAGACTAGACCCACTATCGTCTGCTCTAGTTGCTTTGTTTGCACCAATAGTTAATTGATTTTCTGTTCTAAATATATCACCTGTAGTTGTTTTCTTAATAATAGTTTTATCTGAGCCAGCACCAACTATTGTAGTAAAAGGTGGAAGATAAATTGTGTTGGTTGTACTATAAATTCCAGGTTCTAAAACTAGTGTTACTCTACTCTGTGCTGTTCCTAGTGATGAAGCATTTAAATATAATTGGTCAATTGCATTTTGCAATTTAATTGTTGCATCTGCACCTTCAATACCATTAAGATCAAATGCTCTACCTGTAACAGTATCATCTAGTCTATCTTGTAATGTTCGTTTGATTGGATTTGCTGCTGAGTCACCAGTAATTACATATGGATCGTTAGTACGATAACCATAAGTATCAATTAGTGTAAACAGATTATCATGTTCTGTTAAAACTTTAGTGTTTCCAACTCTTGGAGCACCTTCTGATACTGCACCGTTACCAACATATAATTCCTGCGAGTCAATCGCCCATCCCATTTCACCACTGGATAGTTGCGGAATACCGGACCCTGCGTTTTTTTGTCCTCTGCGAATTTGTATTTTTGATATCTGTACAACAGCCACGTTAAATTCTCCTTATTGTGTTATTATACATATTTAGCCCTAAAGCCTGTATCGTTGCCTTGTCGGTGGTACCACATTTCAAATGTATCAGTTGTCCAAAGAGCTCCTTTGCCATTACCTTTCTTAGGAGCCAGGCTGTACCACTTATTCCACCAATATTTGGCAGTTTCTCTATCTCTAGACTTCTTTGCAGTAAAGAAATTCATTCGACAGTGTGCCGCAGACCAAAAGCCCGGACGTCTCACTACCCAAGTGTCGGCATGTTTTTGATTATCTAATTGTTTGTATAGCTCAGGATTATCTAAACGTCCTGTAAACTTTCCAGTCTTGTGGTTAGGGTTTGCCTGGCCGCCGAGTGAACCCCCGTATTCTGCTACTTTGTTAAAATAATTAGGACTTTGTACTATGTTGAATCTGTCACTATAATGTTTGCAAACTTCTTGAAACTTTTCCGTATCCTTAGATTCAAAAAGTATCTCAGTACTATAATCATCTCCATACTCGTCTAAGTGAGCAAGCCAGTCATCACTCGAACCTTTGTAAACACTTAAATCTCTAGTAGTCTGGCCTAGATATTTCTTGCCTGTTACATTGTGTGTATGGTGATATAGTTTTTGTTCAAGCATTATGTTTCTCGTAATAAGTATAGACTCTATTGTACCATTCAGTACGCCAGTCGTTGTATTCATGTGGCCATACATCAAATTGCTGATATGTTTCTCCGCCTAGTTCCATGCCATCATCACCGCGACTACACATAAAGATATGTCCTTCACTGATGTTAGTACCGTAGATTTCGTTGTGACCTTCTGCATATGCTACTAACTGTAAGAAATAGTTTTGTACATACTCTAGCTTCTTTGGCTTGTTAGTTTGTTTAAAGTCCATAATACAGGGTTGACCTTTGTACTGTCCAACTAAGTCAGTTGTGCCTGCATACATCTGCGGAACATAAAGAGCAACTTCACTCCCCCAGATCTCATCTACATCGCACATAGCATGTTTAACTACTTCCTCAGCCATCTTGTGTGCTTTTTTAGCAAACGGATTGCTTCCAGGGGTAGGTAGTTCACCAAAGTCAACGTAGTCTTCAAGATACTTGTGCATACGTGTACCAACACCTGCGGCTTCGGTAACAACTTCCTGTGCTTTCTTTTCGCCTACACGTTTGCGCCACATCATAAGTCCAGTCTTGTCGCTAGTAGCATCTAAGATTGTTGTAACACTTGCTACAGCACCACCGTCAGGTGTCATGTACTTGCGTTTGCCGTCTACTTGTTTACGTGATATTGGTTGATAATCGTACTTCTTTGTTATTAAACTCATTTACACTCCGTTATCGTCATTCCCAGGGTTCATCGAACTGTGATTGGCTATAATAAGGATCAATAGTAGAGTTTTGATCATCTCGAGATTCAAGTTTGGTTACTTCAGGTACGTAATGCATAACCATCTGTTCTACACCTAGTTTAAGTGTAATGCTACTACTAGCACATCCAGAGCATGCACCGCCTAGTTCAACTAAGAGAGTTCCTTCGTTGTAACTAATAAATTCAATTACTCCGCCGTGGCCAGCTACTGCAGGTTTTACTTGCGTTTCAATTAATTCTTTAATCTGTGTGATTATTTCTTCGTCTGTTCGTATTGTCATATTGTTTCCTTATTACGTTTATTATACGCTCTAAGATTCAACATGTCAAGTTTTATTTTAGAGTGTTGCACCAACATCAGTTGCTGACTTAGCCATGTTTGCTACCGTAGTATCACCTGGCTGGCCGTCTGCTTGTGGAGTATCAGTACCTGCTTTTTTAGTTTTTGGTTCAATACCTTTTTCGCTAAAGTTCTTTACCATAGTCTTTACTCTAGGATCAGTATCATAAGCAGCTTTAAATGTACCGTAGTCAAATTGTTCGCCGCCTATGTTTTGCATAAGTTTGTTGATGTCTAATAGTTTTGCACCTGGATACGATGTTGCTAGTTCATCTCTTGCTGTTTTATCAATTTTTGTAAATGGTAAGAATACCGAAGTTCCAGTTGAATCGGCACTGCTTATTATTGTTCTTAATAATTGTACGAGCTTGCTAGGGCCTTCTTCAGCCTCTAGGACTTTTTTTTTGAACCGGCTAATATCTGTCCAACTCTACGTGAACGTTCAAGTGACTCTCGTTTAGCTCGACCTGCGTCTTCTGCGCCACCTGCTGCCGGTGCTGCTGCTGCAAAGTCATCTGCGGCTACTGTTGGTTCCATGTCTGCGTCCATGTCTGCGTCTGCTGGTGCTTCTGCGTCTGCTGGTTCAGCTCCCATTGTATCTGGTAATGTTCTGCCTTCACCTGTTAACAATCCTACACCTTGTGTAAGTGCAGCTCGTGTAGTTTCCATAACGTCATACATTGCTTCTAGTGCTGGCTTAACTGTTTGAACAAATGCGTCTGACTGTTCTAAGCCTAATTCATCTCTAATAGCATCAGCAAGTTCTAGCATTGATTCTGTTTGCATTTCTGCTGTGTCTTCCATCCAACCAGTAACTCTATCTACCATGTCCTTGGAAGCCATAACTAATTCTGCTTCGTCCTCTTTGCCTTCACGTACTACTGATTCTTTCTTTAAGAAAGCTGGCTTATCGTCTTTAGTACCTTTTTTGCCGTCTTTGCCTGCATCCATTGGCATTTTTCCTTTGGCGTTCTTTGGCTTATCGTCTTTCTTATCTGCTGGCTTCTTGCCTTTTTTCTTGTCTTGATATGCTTTCAATCCAGCTGGCACTTCGCCTTCAATAACTGTTCCACGCTCGTCAATAGTAGCATTAATAACATCTAAGAATAACTTAGACTTTTGATAGTTGTTACTAGAGTGTACCTTATCAAAACTCTCTGTAGTTTCAATATTAGAAAGTTGTGTACGTAATCTATTACGTGCATCTTCTAACTGCTCATTGGTAAAAGTATCAACGTTAATCTTTTTTCCAAAGCGCCTAGCTAGTGTTTCGTTTAAGCTCTTCGCTGTAACTGGTTTTGTGATCTGACTTAATTTCATTTTAGCTTTCCTTAATACTTTGTATTAGTTACTTTTATTTATCTAAAGATGTGGCATTCTAGTGCCGCCGTGGCATCTTCTACCCTATATTTTGCTATATCGTACCGATCAAATGTTGCTTCTCTTTTCAATAAGTCTTTAGTATTTTCAATCGTATGTGAATAAAATATACAATCTACAAAGTTTTTTTGTAATTGTTGGTCTAATAGCATAATATCGTTAGTTCGACCTTCATCACCTTTTGACATTCTTTTAGCTATTGCTATTGCAGCTGGTTGAGAGAAACATTGTTCAACTATCTTATTTTCTTTACAATTAATAACTATATATTGACTTTTCTTTTTTCGTATAGCAAAACTTCCTATACGAATACTATTTCCTTTTTTATAAGGAAACAAAGACACGTCTATATTTTGATTTATTAAATCATTTAATTCATCAATGATTTTACTGTCAGCTTGTACTCTCGCCATTTTTTACCACCAATATAGTTGAACCGTTCTTAATCTTACTTACCAAACTCTTACGTATTAAACCTTCGATTATGACTTGATCTCTTTCAGAAAACCCAGCTAATGGGCTTTCTCCATTGAGTTTCTGCATAATACTTGCTTCTTCGTTTGTGATATAGGTACCTTTAATAAGGTCTGACATTTTCATTAAACTGTTCCGGATGTTCCGGATGTTCCTGTTGCCTGTGGTTGTGCATTAGGATTCTTTGCTTGATCAGCTTGTTTTTTTGCAGCATCTTTTATTTGTTTATCCATCGTCATTTTTAATTTATTTGGATCTTTTAATAAGTTTTTATCTGCGGCGGTTTGTCCTGGTTCTAATGCCTTGCCTGGCTCTGCAATTCCTAAATTTCCGTCTGTGTCTTGGAAAACAGTGCCAGTATCTTTTTTACCAATGTCAGTATCTATAGGTGCTATACTACCATCTGGCATTACTGCTTGTGCGACTTGTACAGTTTGTATTTGGGGCATGCCTGTTTCTGTTATCTCACGGAATCTCATTATATTCTACCTCCACGACTGTTTTCTTTGAACTTAGATGCATTACCAGCCTCTATCCATTTTTCTAACTCTTCAGGATCTACACCATGTCTCTCTGCTGCCTTATCTAATGCATCCTCTGGCTCCATTCCCTGATTCATGTAACTGTCTCTATCTGCTTTAATAGCAAACCATCTACCTTTGATTAAAGGATCAAACCCGTCACTGTTAGGATTCTGTTGATATTCTTTTTCAATTCTATCCGCCCAGCTACCATCTTCAGCCTCTTGTGGTACAAGATTTTGATGATTAGGATCTATAGGATCTGTCATATATTGAAACACTACCCCAGGATATGGTATTTCTGGAAACTGATCTTCTATGACTAAAACATAAGCTGTGTAAAGTGATATAGTACCATTTGCTTCTTTAAACTTTTTAAGTGCAGCGTCTCTGATAGCTTCAAACTCATCTTCAACCATAGCCGCTATTTCGCTACTATACCTAGGCTTCATCATACTTTGAGCTTTTTGTACTATCTTCTTATTGATGTTGTCTTCTGGTGCTTCTGGTATATTTTCTGTTATCTCACGGATTCTCATTATATTCTACCTCCGCGACTGTTATTAGTTGGCTTATTTAACGTTGCTAAACGATATGATCTAACATTTTGTTTTCTAGTTCTAATGCCAGTCATTTTAATTTTACCACCTTTTGCTGCTTTAGTTCGTTTAAGTGTTTGACTTTTTACATTATTAAGTGGTTTGTTACAGGAAGCAGGTGATGCCATTGTTCGACCTTTTCGTACTCCGCTAGTGCATCTATATTTTCTTACTTGTTTGCCGCCGCCACGCGACCAAACTAGCTCTTCCATTATGTGCATGTTTTCATTTGTTATAGATCGAATCAACATCTTAGCGTCTCCGGCTTGCTGATTTATTCATCATTTGAACTCTTTTACTTGCTGGGTTAGTTCTCTTAGTTCTCTTAGTTTTTCGGACTATTTTATTACCTAACCTTGCTTTCATCCTTTTCATGTTAGCACGTTTCTTAGGATCTATCTTAACATAACATTTTGCAACATTAGATACTATACGCCCGTTCCTTTGGCCGCCTATACATCTATATTTACGCACGACATTATTGCCAGCTCTTGCCCAAACAAGACCTTCGTCTACTTGGTAATCGTCAGATGTGATATCTCTTAATAACATATAGTTATTTACCTAAATTTAGTATGCTAATGTTAGTTACGATGTAAATGAGGTTTTTTATACTTTTTATAAAGATAACATAGTATAGGAATTAATAGTAATGCCCATATGCCTAATATAAAACAGTAAGTAACCATTTGTTAGGACGGTAAGTTCATTATTACAACTATAATGGTTGACAGTAAGCCTGTAATAATTGTAGCTGTTGCGCCAAATAATACTTTGATCATTGACTTATTTCCGTGAACTATATCAGTATGGATATGTTCTACTTTTGCTTCGATTTTTGTAAGACGCCCGTCTAGTTGTTCGTATCGTTGTTGACATAGGTCAACGTGTGCTTCTAAATTCTTTTTCTCTAAGGCGGTGGCCATTTTATACATCTCTCTCTTAATTAAAGTAAACTTATCGTTAGCCTTTAGTGTGTATTATAAAATTGCCTTTTGGAAGTACGTAGTCTTCAACAATAGTATTTATAATACATCTAGTTAATAATTATCTATGTAGTTATTCAATGTTATCAATTTCAAAAAATATATTGCGTTTTTTATTGTCTGTTGTTCTAAATACTGCATTTTTAAATGTAGCTGTTTCAGACAAGTTGTCTATTATTGGAACTAAATCATAATCATTCTCTAATAAGTCTAAAGTCAATCCGTCAATAATTTCGTGCTTAAATTTAAATGTCCAATACTTATGTACGCCTTTAAACTCTGAGCCAAATTTTAAGTTATCAATATTACTTTTGTTTATTACTAATGAAATCGGGTCTAAGTTAACCCTCAACCCTGCAGTTTGTATTAGTGTCATATAGTTTGCTTGTTGATTAACTGCAAAATTGTTATCGCCACGTCGAGCTTTAGTTTCTGTTATATCTATTAATGTTGTTAAGGTAACTTTCATACTGTATTTACAGTCATAAAAAAAGAGCCACTTAAAAAGTGACTCTTTAGTGTGACGCTTGCCATTACGGCCATAATCACGATTCTAAGGTAGTTAGAATCTATTAAGCTGGAGTTTGATCAAAGTCAGCAAGTAATGTTGCTGTTATGCCAGTTGAACCAGTACCAAAGTTAGATGCCATTGTTGCTACGCCTGTTCCTTGGATTGAAACTTGTACATTGTCAGTTGTTCCACTTGTGAATACACCTGATTCTGTTAATACACTAATACCTGCGATACTATGTGCATCGTTAGTTCCTGCTACATCACCTGCTGTAAGGTAAAGTATTGCTGCGTCTAGTTCTGTTGATGTCATGTTTGATTTTGCAAGGTTAATGATTCTGGTACGTGGACCAATTCCGTTACCTGCTGTTACTTTTGCGTTTGAAGTTACTGATGCCATTTTTAATTTCTCCTATATGTTATCTTAAATGGACAATATCACGCTCCGTGATGTTGTTACTAGTATTTAGTCATTTGGAACAAAAGAGGGGTAATACGGGCTATTTTCTTTGTTTTTTAGCTCGGTTATGTAAAACTTTAAGGGCTTGTACAAATTCAGGACCTGCTGTTACCATATCATCAATCATTGTAATGATTGGCATATATCCAGCTAAGAATGTACTAGGTATAGACCTGCCAGCATTTGCTAAGTCTAAGAATCGTTTTGCCGCAACTGCATTATTTGATCCTACTAGTAACCGGTAGTATTGTAAGGCTGCTCTAGATGATGCTAAGTTCTTGTCAACTACACTAATTGTTGGTTCAGTATCTTTAACACCTTTTGTTTCTAAATTTTTATCTTTAACAAATTTTTCAAAGTCTGATATTAAGTCACTTGATCTTAATTTGGCTCGTACTGCAAATAATAATCTAGTAGTAAACGTTTGTCTTTCAATAATAGATACAGTTTTTATATTAGTAACAAGTCGTCTTATACTTTTGTAGTCACTGCTTCTTATTTGTAATTCTCTTTCTAGTTTAAGAAAAAGTTCACTAACACTTGTTGGTTCAGTATTGTGTGATAATTGGCTAAGGTATCTATTAAGAGCATTTGTTGGTAAATGAATTTTAGTCCTAAGTGCCTTTGCTGCATCTGGATCTTTTAATTTATCTAGTGCTTCTTCATCGCCGTCTACATAGTATATAAAATTATGTAAATCTGTACTGAACATACGAAACATGCTATAGTTATTTTTATTTGTAGTTGTAGTAGCGTATCTTCTTACAATACTGCTATACTTTGGATAGTGTCTCATTAACTCTAAACAGAGTAGGGAAAGGTACAGACGCTCACAGCAATCAGTATATGTTAATACCCTTGCATTCTTTTCGTCACGTAACATTCTTGCTTCGTGAATGTTTTTAATAAACGAGAATGGCTCTTCTTTAGGAGTGTCTAAACTATGACCTCCTTCCATTGTTGCCCATTCACTTGCTGAGTATTTTTCTTGCATTAAGAAGTTATCCTAGATATTTTGTCACGTACAGAACATGCATCGCCTGATCGTTTGGTTGATCTAAGAAGTCAGATAGTCCGTGACTGTGCTGAATATCTTTAGTAAATGCTAGTCTTATAGGTGTCTTTACATTGTTTGTTGTGCCAAACTTACGTAATGTTCTTGCTTGATCCGGAGTAACATTAAATGTTTTATTATCATCAGTTGTTACAGTTGTCTGGTTAGTGTTATCAAGTATCTTAGCTAATTGCATTAATATATTTTCTTTTTCAAAACCTTTGCCGCCACCTTCGTCATCAACATCAAGCTCTCTTCCAACGTCACCAATGCCAAAATCGTCGTCACCATATCGTTCTTCAGTTGCTTGTTGATCAACTTCAGGATTAATCTGTGCTAGTCGATTCCCTAATTCTCTAATTTCTTCTGCTACTGTTTTCTTTTCCATTTTCTTTCTCCTTTAATCTCTTTTTACTGCTCTATTAGCCTTAGAGAATGTTTCTCTAGGAACTAGTTTAATATCGCCTTCAGGATGAGCTAAAACGTATCCTTCGCCGCCTCTTTCTGTATGTCCAGGAATGCTTTGTTTAACATCTTGATCATGGTTATCAAATTGCTGTATAATATTATCTTTAACTGCCATTATAGAACTAACAATCTGCCAAAGACCTTCCCAGCCTGCCTTGTTACTCTGTACGTGTTCTAATATTTTCTTTTGTTTAACACCACTAACCTTACTGCCTGGCAACCATTTAAAGAAGTCTGCTCCTAGTCCACTTAATCCAGTGTCTACTTTTGAATTAGTATACGCATATAGTATCTTCGGAAAGTCTACCATCTTCATCTCAGCTAATTTATTTTGATCTAACAATATATCTAGTGCTGGGCCGTGTTTAGAAATAATCTGTTTTAATTTATCTACTGACTCATTATTAACGATTGCGCCTTTTTGTACAGTCTGTGGAGGAAATACAAATACATCATCTCCTTGAAAGAAATCGTTTAGTTCAAGTGTTATAGGACCTTCTGTTCCTTTTTCGTCTAGTATGCGATGAACAACAACTCCTGTAGTTGATGCAGCAATTTGACGTCCTAGCTCTGAATCTTGTTTAACTTGATAGGTTACAATATTTGGTTTAAATTCAAAATACCCGTCAGCATTTACAGGTGGAGTATTAAAAAATAATAAGTCTCCTTTAAAATATCCTTCAAAATCTTCTGGTAAGGCATCTCGATATGCTTTAAATACACTTTTCATATTATTTGCAAATTTAACATAGCCTGGCTTTGATCTATTCTTACCGCCACTACGATTTAAAAACATATCTTGTAGTTGGTCTGGAGTCTTTGCCTTGCCATCATATCCTACGGCTGCAAAGCCTGACTTATCTGTTAATATAAATTCTCCTGCTTCGTTACGTCCAAATATAATAGCAGGTGACCCGTCCCATTTAATAGTAACGTCGGTATGTCCGCCAGTCTCTACACTGCGTAAAGACTCTAAAGCTCTAGCTGCTCCTTTAGATCCTTCCCAAAACACAATATCTTCAGCGTGATCGATGCGAGCGCCTTCGTTTAAGATTGATGTGTTAGTAGTTTGTTTAAATTCAAAAAATCTCATACTCCAGCAAGCTCCTTCATTCGAGCTAATTCTTTAGCTTCTGGAGATACTTTAATGTCGTCTGGTATACCAATGTCTGTAACTACTCCGTTCTTTGCAAAGCTATCTATTATCTTTTGATAAAGTTCAGGCTTGTAATGTTTCTTTATTGCTTTCTTTAAAGTTTCGTATGACATTAAATCTTTAGCACTACCTAATCCTAATGCTTTAGCAATTTCTTCTGGATCTTTAATTGGTTGTTTTATAGCTTTATCAACGTTTTGTTTAGTAAAACCATTTCCGTCTTTTCTAGGCTTTGGAGTACGTTTAACTCTTACTAGTCCGTGCGATGGAGACCATATCCAACGTTCTACTTCCATAGCCCTTCTGTCATCAGCAGTTCTTTCTTCTGAAGAGTTACGGTCGTACAATGCACACATAGTAGCAATCATTATATTACGGAACACTCCTTTGTATTTTGATTCTGTTTCTGATGGTGAATGATAATATGTCTTCATCCAATTTGGATCGCCTGGCATATAATCAACTTGTACATATCCTGTACGTCCTTCAGGAACACCTTTGTTCTCCCCAGTAGCTGGGTCTATAAATTCTCTGTTTGGATCGTAGTCTTGTATCTTAACTTTAGTTATGAATACGCTAGTCTTAGCATAGTATAATGTTAATGGACTATCCTGTACTTTTTGACCAAACGCAGCAATATCATCTTGCTCAACTGTTACTGCAACATCAATGTCTCCACTGAACTGCTTCTTGCCAGCACTGCCTAGCATGTTATTATATAAGTCAATACCAAATGCACGTTCTAACGGTGCAAGTGTTGCTTGCATCTCGTCTTTATGAATTGGTCCTACGCCTGGTGCAGATCCGCCTTCGTTAAGTAACATTGTTTTTTCCTTCTATAATCTTAGTCATGCCTCTTTTAAATTTCTTAGGATCACCACTTTTTATACTGTTTAAAAATCTACGTTCTAATTCACCTGCTGTTGTTTCGTCGTAAGTATTTGAAATACGATTTAGTAAATTAATAGCACTTTCAATAATATTGCTCGCTGACGTTTCAATTAATAGATCTTTATTTGATGATCTATCAATATTGCTCAGTTCTTCAAGGATGCTTCTTGTATATTTTTTCATTTTATCAATATTCCCTTACTGTGTATTTAGTTGGCTTTGAAATAAATATTGTTGTATAAGAGTTTACCATAAATTAAACATACTTAAAGGAGCCTTCCATGAGCAACATAAGTGATATGAATTGGCAACAACGATCGTTATTGTTTGCTAAACTTTCAAAGATAGCTTATTATAACACTGATCTAGCAAAAAGTAAAGCAAAAGAGCTAAACTTTACATCAACAACATTCTACAGCAAAGAAGGCGCTCAAGCATATTGTTTTTCAAATAAAACAGACTTGGTCATTGCCTGTAGAGGTACAGAAGCAACACAATTAACAGATATCAAAGCAGATTTAGATGCATTGCCTGTTATTTCTGAAACCATTAGTAGAGTACACCAAGGATTTAAAAATCAAGTAGACGATCTTTGGCCAGAGATTGTAATAGGTATTAATAAAAAAGCTAACACAAAGAAAACTCTTTGGGTGTGCGGGCATAGCTTAGGTGCAGCAATGGCAACTATTATAGCAAGCAGGGCAAAGCATCATACCGAACTAACCGATCCTCTCGAACTATACACGTACGGAAGTCCACGAGTGGGTTGGCCGGGATATGTTAAAGACGTAGGAGTCGAGCATTATCGTTGGAAAAATAACAATGACATTGTTACTACTGTGCCGTTGTTAATTATGGGATTTAGACATCATGGTACTGAGCATTATTTAAATGCTTATGGTGAGTATAGAAATCCAACAGGATGGCAACGAGTTAAAGATAAACTTCGCGGACTTTGGTTTGGTATTAAAGAAGGCAAAATTGATTCTTTTAGAGATCATTTTATTAATGAATATATTAAACATATATCAAAACTAAGTTAATCTTATTTTATATTTTCCTAATTTAAAGTATTTTTTATAAGCTCTTCCTAGTGCAATAAATGCAGGATTAACTTCCTTAGAATTATGCGTTAACGTTTTATAATTATGTTCTAATATAGGTCTCATCGACTCAAACCACGATGCTTTATCTTTAATTGCAATAATTCTTTTAAGTTCTTCAATTATAGCATCATATCGTTCCCAAGTAGACAATGTGTCATACCGTTCATCAACAAAGCCGTCAAATGTTTTATAACCCATCTTTCTTAATTCGCGTAAACTTCCGCGATCGCCCATAATGATAAAAGGATGATGGCATACTATTGGTTTAAAAACTTTTTCGCTTAAAAATAATTGTCCGTTAATGTCAGCAAACGATGCTTCAGAGATAACACTGAGCCAGGTATCTAAACAGACATCGTTATTAATCCTATTAATATAAAAATGATCACCTTGTTCGTTATTGTTCTTCCCATAGACTAATGACGGTAACGTTGTATTAGCAGTAGATTCTTGATTGGAAGACATTACCCGGCCTTCCATATAATGCCTAGCTTTTGAAAATTTATTCATGCTAACTAATCCGTCATCAAGTAGGTTAGCTTCTAATAATTTTACATAGAACCATATTCTATGATTTCTTAATCGTTTCTGTAAACAGTTGTAAGACTTAATGTTATGGTCTTTTTTATAAGCTAGATGCTTATCAACAGTAAGATTTATATTAGTACGTATTCCTAAGTTGTACATGTCTGATTCAAAATGAGCATATGGTATTACTGTTATCCTGTCCATTTTATTATTAGCAGTTGCCCAATCATTATACTGAGAATGTCCTAACATATTACCTGATGTGTAAACAATTGCCTGCGGGTTTATTTTATATCTATCGCACTCTATATGAAAGTATTCCCATAGCCAAGTAGTTTGATACCCTTCGAGGCTTTGATCAAATAATACCATAGCGTTTCCAGATTGGATATCTTTAAACAATTTTTTATTTAAAAACTTAAATGGAGAAGCATTAAGATTAGTTTGAGCTGACGACGATCCTACCCACTCTTTAGGACTATGATTAACTCCAGTTGCAATAATATAATTTTTAGGTCTATTTCCAACACCAGCTTGGATTGCTATTTCTTTTCTTGCTAGGCAAGCTAATGACATCGGACTTGCAGCAAACCTACGAATACCTGAAGGACTTACATCTGTGCATTTAGTAAAATTTTCCAAGTCGGATTCAAAGACAAAATTAAGTTTCATTACATTAGCCTATCTTTCCAAGTTTTTGGAGTTTTGTCATTAATAATTTCTAATGGAAAACTATAATCAAACGGCTTGCTTCCTCGATTCTTAATCCAATCTACAGTATATTTTACTGAATATTTTATAGGCACTGTTGTTTTATATCCTAATAGTTTACGAGCTTTATTTGAACTGCATGTTGCATCTTTTACTTCTAAGGGACGTTCATCAAAATACAAAAAAGGTTTAGTAAAGTTACATTCTCTTGCAACTAGTTTTGCTAGTTCGTTAATTGTTATAGTACCTTCGTCAGGTCCAATGTTTACAGTTTCACTTACTATATTATCTAATACTAATTTTTCTAAACAATATATACAATCGTCTATGTAACTAAAACATCGTGTTTGATTACCGTCACCATATATAATTGCTGGCTTTCCTTGTAAATTACGATTGATCATAATACTCATTACATTACGAAACGGATCATCATATCGTTGTCGCGGCCCAACAATGTTATGTGGTACTGCAATATTCCACTCCATCCCGTGTGTATTACATAATACTTTAAGAACATCCTCTCCGGCTACTTTAGCAATACCATAAGGATCAACTGGAGCAGTATTATATGTTTCTAAAAAAGGAGTAGGCTGATTACCGTATCGAGCCATACTAGAGCAGTATACAAAACGTTTCACACCTGCTGAAATAGCTGCACTAATAGTTGATACACTTGCTTGAAATATATTTCTAGTAATAAAATCAGGACTAAAAACACTTAGGCCTTCGTGTGCAGTTGCTGCTGTATGTACAACAACATCAACACCTTCCATTACTTTAACCATTTGCTCTTGGTCACAACAATCAATTTCATAAAAGTCAACTCGAGTATCTACATTATCAATATAGCCACCTATTAATGCGTCATTACCTGCGACAGTGTGGCCTAGCTCTATCATTCTATCTGCAAGGTGACTACCTAAAAAGCCTGCAACTCCAGTTATAAAAATCTTCATTCTGTTTTACATCCAAGATAAAATTCCTCTAACTCCGGGAATGTTCCTACAAAATTTAAGTTACGTCTACGATCATATTCGGTAAACCATTTATAAAAATCTCTATGTCCTTCTGTTAATTTTTCAACAGTATATTCAGTACCTTCCATATAATCTACAACACGACGAAATTTTTCATATTCTAATTCACTAAACTTATGTCTATCATTATCATCTAAATTATTGATAATAAATTGTAGGTGCTGTTTCATATATGGCATAAACTTGTCTTTAGGTAAGATGTTCATGTCGTACTGCAACGGTTCTTTTAAATAAGGAGTGTCAAATCTAATACGCTGCCATTTAGTTTGATCGTCACTGTTATACTTTACACGCCATTGTAAAATCTTTTTTAGTAAGTTACTAAAATTAGGTACTGTTAATATATTAAACGTAACCATAAATGTTAAAGGCATATTAGTTTTAGTCATGTAAGTGTCTAAGTTCTTTTCCCATAATTCTAAGTCTAATCCTGTTCTAATGTATTCTGCTTGTTCTCCCCAAGTGTCCATACTTGTAAAAACTTTAAAGTCTTTAATACACCCGTTGCTTACTAGACTGTTTACTCTATTTGTAAAGCGTTCAATAAGGATTGGCTTAACGCCTAGGTTAGTATTAATATTAAGTTCTAAATCAGGGCAAGGATTCTTTTCTAATTCATCAAACATGCGCCAGGTGCTTTGCTGTAGTAAAGGCTCGCCTCCAGTAATACGCAAAATAGTTAATGTCTTGCGTAGTTCAGGCCACCATTCCCACCAGGCTTTTACATAAGGATTAGTTTCTTCGTCTTTGTGTATTTCAAACCAATTAATGTCATTCCTATGATTCCTAACCATATCATAAGGACCATATTGTTCAATTTCTTTATAGTACGAACTACTATGTTTAGGATGACAATATCCGCATTTAAAATTACACTCGTTACCAAAACTAACTTCTACATATTGCGGATTAATATTTGCCATTGGATTTTGCTTAATAGCATCAAGGCGCTCTGGAGTATAGATACTTTCATTACGTTCTTTACGGTCACTAATGTAGTCTTTACCCATACACTCAACATTCCAACAGTATTGACATCCACTAGGTTTTTCACCTAGCATCATTGCTTGGCGTTCAGCTTTCTTCTGTTTTGTATTATGTAATGCACTAGGATTATCTTTTAATTCTTCTAATGGGATCTTGTGGGGAGCAGGATGATAACAACTGTGTGTTTCACCTGTGCCTAAATATATAGTTGTGTGGTGCCAT